AATTCAGATGCCCAATGATCAGAGCTAAGACTAGTTATACATTCAAAATGATAATGTTCAGACAACATTTCATGCACAACAGACACTGCATCTCTTAAAGGTTTGATAAAACCTATCCATGCACTTTCGTTGAATGTTTTTACAATTCTGTCTGCTTCTGATTGTGATATCCCAAAACGCACACTCTGTTTGTAGTGGCCATCTTCTACTACTCTATAACCTTCTTTTTCCATCCAAGCGGTAAAAGAAGATTCCCAATCCAATAGAACACCATCAGCATCCGTGAGGATCTTACGTTCTTCGTAATTCAATGTAACCTCTTATTCTCTGTTGCCAAGTAACATTAGTAACATTTGGAATAAATTTATAAAGTTGAGATATAAACTTATAGCAAACTTGATTCCGTATCTTTCATCTCTGGTTTGCAAGAAGATACTTTTTGCAGTCTGTGTATCGTATGCAGTTAAACCTGTAAAGATTAAAACACCAATAATACTAATAGCAAACATCAATGCACTACTTGCCAAAAAGATGTTTACAATGCTTGCAATAATAATACCAATCAAGCCAATAAACAAAAAACTTCCGAATGAAGTTAAATCTCTATTAGTTGTGTATCCATACAAACTAGCACCTGCAAACGTTGCACTTGTAATAAAGAAAACTTGTGTAATACTCAAAGCAGTATAAACAGCGAAAATGGTGCTTAAACTTAGTCCCATCAGTGTTACAAATGCGTAGTAAAACAACCCAAGTTTTTTTAGGCTCCAGTTTTGTCCGGCAAAACTGTACCAAAAAATCATTCCTAATGGAGCAAACATTGCCACGTAAAGTAAACTGCCCATAGCATACATCAGTCCTGAACTATATGTCAACCATGCTACTGCTCCACTTACTGCTAATCCACTAGCAGTGTGGTTGTACATAGTAAGCATAAGTTGTCTTAGGCCTTGATCAAATTGTACATCTGATTGAGTGTTATATCTTGAATATCCTGTCTGCATTATAAATCTCCCTCTTCTCTATTTTCTGAATAATAAACATCAAATTCCCCGCCGGGGTATCTTGCTTTTAACTTATTTACATTTTCTGCAATCACTTCGTTAGGGTCCAAGTCAAGAGCACGGCAACTATTAATCCAATACCACATAATATCACCAAGTTCTCGTTTGCAATGAAATATAGTTTCATCGTCCATTGGTTTACCTTGGAAGATACACTTTTTAACAATTTCTGCAAATTCTCCTCCTTCGCTAGATAATCCTATAGCACCTGTCATTAAAGATGCCGCATTTACTTTCATTCCGCTTTCTGTAGTTTCTATATCAATCATGCGATTATACATCTGCATTGAGGATAGAGATTCACCACTTGTAACTTTTTTTACAAAGTCATTATATGCATTTAAGTCTACTTGTTTTGTCAATTTTACCTCTTATACGTTTACAAATTTTGATGGATCAATCGTTGCATGTTCACCATCGCTATATTCAGCACCAATACGTAAGCCAGTTTCTGGTTGCTCATTGCTCCAAGCAAGAATACTTTCAGCTTCGACCATTCTTACTTCTAAATCTTCTTCTTCTTGTTCTAAAAGAACGCTTCGAGTCCAACGTCCGTGTTCGATAAGCACCCAATGCCCAATTTCATATGGGTCATTATTTTTCGGACCTTTGTCATAAACTTTACCCCAGCGTGGATAAATTCCTCTAGTTTGACCATCATCACTAGAGATAATTAATCCACCTGCTGTTCTCTGTTCACCAAAATCCATGTGTGTAACTAAAACACGATTACCTATTGCAGTCAAACTGCCTTTGAACTTCTTATAATGTATACTCATTATGATCCTCTTTGCACAAAATTACCATCTGCATCTTCTACCCAATCTTCAGTCAAATCTTTTTCTGCTTGATTTACAGGTGTTTCTTCTTTAACACCAGGGTTAGAAGCATAATATTCTTTCATTATATCTTCACGTTTGCGAATAATTTTACCACCTGGACCTAATTCATCTCCACGTGCATTTACTCGAGCATTACCTACCGCAGGAGTAAGCTCATTTTTTTGACGTAGCAAATCCATGTCAACAATTTTGCCGTTGGCACTTCTATGTAGCTTTCGTCCTGTTTGTTTCATTGGCATAATCATACCTCCTAGTTATATATTGTTACTTATCTTAAGAACTCTCTCCAATCCAGGTCATATTGGATTGAATTTACTCTGTGTACACCTATCAAATATAGTACATAACTTGCTACACTAGATCCTCTACCTACACCCCATACGATGTTATTACTACGCATGAAATCAACTAGATAGATCATATAACGCAACAAATTGTGCATATCACGCTCTTTGAATGCATCTAATTCTTCCCATATACGATCTTGTATATTTTGTGGACAGGGTACTTCTGCTTTTCCAAGCACATATTCATATACATTAATATCTTTATAGTGATCTGGCATAAACCATTCTGATTGGCAAACACCATCAAAAGTTTTTTGATCTACATCTAATGGAATATATTTTTTTAATTTTGCAAGGCCTTGTTCTTCCATTGCTGTATTAAACTTATCTATATCATCAGAATGATCGCATAATACCACATGGCATTTATCAGCATGACCTGAATAAATCATATCTACAAGATCTTTATTTGTAAATCGCGGAATACCGAGTTCGTCTGTTTTCATAAGCATATAGTTATATTAACTGATATTAATCAGATTGTCAAGAGAATTATTGTCATCTTGACTAGTATTTTGTTGTTTTACAAGTGCTTTTGCACGTCTAGCTTTTGCTTCTTCTTTATACATATCTATCACTGTAGATAATTGTTGTTGAAGCTGGGGATTTCTTGTTTGGAAATATTTTCTGGATAGCTCAGTAACTTTGTTTTCAACTTCTACATCTGTTAGCTGATCCATACTATCAACTAAAGGATTAAACATTAGTCATATACACCATGGTATTTTGCAAATACTGTAACGCCATCATTTATTGTCCAGAAGTCTACAATTATAGGATCTGTTTGACTAGAGACAGTGAAAGTTACAGGCCATGTACTATCAGTTTTAAATGATCCGCCACCCGCGGCCGCCCACGTAATATTTCTAGGATTCCCATCACTGGTGATTTGCATTCTCATACGTCCTAATTTAGAACTTGTAGGAAAATCTGCAAGAGTCAATGTTACATCAGCACCTACTTGTATTGTTTGGTAATGGCCAAATTCCCAACTAATATTTTGTGATGATGAAACGTTTCCGTTAGCATAAACAGTTTCTGTGTTAGCAATTAACTCAGCTTCCCGTATAATACTACCGTTGAAGTCATTACTTGCATTTAATTTTGCTGTGTTAGTTTGTAAGGCTGTTATTTCGTCTCTAGCAGCCTCTAATGCTGTTTTTGTAACCGTAAAGTTGGTTCTGAAGCCTTGGCTATCATTATCCTGTCCGGCTACAGGGTAAGCTGCATCAAACCCTGTTGTTGTAATTGTACTGGCCATATTTTATTCTCCTGCAATATATTTATCTTTGTTATACGTTGTATTCATAATTTGCGAAAACAATATATTGTTCATCAGATACTCCTTCAGAACTATCTATTATTACTCTGTCAATATCCAAGTCATACTGTGTAAAATCTATGTCTTTTAACCTTAAATTGTTTGCTATAAGTGTGCTAGTGTCTTTTTTACAGAAACATAAAGGAATTGCATTAATCATACCTAATTCTGCAATTTGATTAGGCTGACTACTTCTCATCCACAGAGGCATAAAGTTTTTCTCTGTTTCCCCTATTGCTCTTATATTATCTTTAATATGTGTCAAATTACTATTATACCTTGTTCTATCGTTTGACCCATCAACTGTAATAGCAGACAAATCTACAGTAATTGTATTTTCATAATCTGGTCTTAATTTTCTGCTTGGTATTATTCCAGGTGTAAAATCTATCTCCTTACTAAAACCTTCTCTTGTTGTTATGAAAAGCTCATGTGCAACATTCTGTGGAATATTTGTGCTTGTAATATTTCTTTCAGCAATTAGTGTTGGGTTTCTAGCTTGAATTAGTAAATCATCTCCAAATTTATGTGTAACTGCTCCGTCTTCTCTTGTGGTAATGTTAATCTTATAGTATTCTGCATCATAGTAGTCATTTCCGTTTTCATACTTTGTGCTATTTACTAAAACTTTATCGTTATTAAATATATTAATCTTTTTCCTTGTCTTAGTTTTTGTTTTACTTTCTTGCAAGTCATTTACTTCTAAGTACACTACTTCATACACAATATCATTAGTACCTGGATTTTTTGCTACTGCTGTCTTAATTTTTCCTGTCGTATATTTTTTCCTTTTTGCATTTTTTGACAGAGCCGCAACAAAATCTCTTACATTTTTAGATTCAATTCCGGGATATACTAACATTTTCATTTTTGTTTGCAATCCAAAATTTGGATCGTTTGGTCTATACAAATATGATGGAGGAAAAATTTCCGAGTCATTTATTAAGTCACTAAACTGCCTGCGTTTTTCAGGAGTAAGCATTGGAGACATATGTATATTACTGTATAATTTATTATCAGGGTCTGATAGTATTATATTAAATTCTCTATCTATTGCACTGTAACCAAATTGATCCCTAGCAGTGACAGTAAATTTATATGTTCTATCAAATCTTGTTGCATTTTGATCTAAAGTAAAAGTTTGTGAATCGAACACTGTTAAACCTGGTTTGCCAGGACTGCCAAAACTATTTACTTTACCGATAATTTCTCCTTCTAATGATAAAGATAATCCAAACGGTAAACTACCTGACTTAATTGTATAAATCATTGTTGCGTTAGGTACAGTAGTTGTTGCCTTTAAAGCTAATGTGCTAATATAATTTGCATTAAATTCTCCAAGATTTGCAGGAGTGTTCCATGCAATAGTGCTGTCAACTTCTCCTAACATCTTGACTACAAACGTTTTTGAACTTTCTGCAATTTCTTCTTCAACTAACGCAATAGTGCCTAAATCTAAACTTGTCTTGCTAGGAATAGTATCTATTAATGGAGTGGTTAAATTTACAATATCATAATCGTCACTGGCATTTACCTGTACATTTAATACAGTATAAGTTCTACCTAAATATGTAAAGGTTCTGCCTGGCACCTTATCAACATAAGTAGAATCGAATTTATTCATTTTTATTTGCGATAAACCTGCGTTAGTAGATTCATAAGCAAATTTTAATAATTGCACTCTATCAGTATCATAACCTATTCTTTTAGCTATTACAGTAAATTTATATTCTGTAGTCACTGCATTCTGGTATGGAACTCTGCCAGCAATTTCTCCTGTGGTTGTATCTAATACTAATCCCGGAGGTAAAATACTTTCTGATCCGTCGTCGTTAGTTCCTTTTAAATAATAGGATACTACTCCACTCAGTGTATTTGCATCTATGATGTCTAAAATTAATGTCACATAATTGTTTGCTCTTCTATATCCAAAATCTCTTGGTGTAATCCAAATAGGAACTCTTATGTGTGATATATCTGCTGTAAAGGTATTTGTTCCAACTTGCATAATAGTATTATCGGAACGTAAGAAATCATCACCAACAACATATAATCTAAATTTTCTATTAGCAACAGTGTCTCCATCACTTGCTGACACAATAAATTCATAATATCTGTTTAATTTTTTTGGAGACTGTGTAGGCGTGCTAAGATCGTATGTGGTAGTATCGTAATAAAAGCTATCAAAACCATTGTTGTCAGGTATGCTCCAATCATAACCTGTTTTCATATCTTCGTCATATCCGACTTCGTCGTAATAACCACTAGCACTACGCAATTCAATTGCTCTGATAGGATCAACTATTCCAATTAATCTTCCGTCTGTCGTTAACCTTATTCCTGGAGGTAATTGTCCGCCTAAACTGCCTATAAAATATTCTATTTTTTGTCCAGCTTCGGTATCAGTATCTAAAACTTCTAATTGGAAATCTATAGGAGCACTATCAAGTATATAGTATACTCCATTATTGCCGGCAGGCAATAAATCTTCAGGAGTTTGCCATACAGGTAAATCTGCTCCTTGTATAATAATGTTGAAAGTTCTATCACTTATTTGATTGTTGTAAGTTGCCCGTAGCACAAATCTAAAATTTGTTTCTCTTGGAACTTCTCTTGGCGTGCCTTTTAATTGTATTCCGTCTAAATACAACCCATCAGGTAATTTGCCACTTATTATACTTACAGTAGCATTTGTTTCGGATAAAGGTAATGTGTAAGGAGCAATAGTTACTTGCTCGTCAAGTGTTAATAATGTTTTACCTGATATTTCTGTCCAATAATTTGCCATATACTATTCCCTATATAGCATATTTATCGTTTATACTATAGAGCCAAAATCTGAAATAGTTGATCCTGGAGTTATTATACTTCCATAATCAACTGTAGTATTTGCAATGACAAAGTCTAAACCTGAAGTATAATTATTTGTTACATCACCAAAGTCAAAACCTCTTACATTTCTCATAGTGTTGTACATGTCTGTAACATTTATACCATCAACTGTTCCTGTCAATGCACCATTTATTGCTTGTGCAGTAATACTATTTGCATTTGTAATACTGTTGCTATTAGCATCTAAATTGCCTCCTAATGCTGGGCTAGAATCACTTTGTACTAATCCTGTTGAATCTACATTTACTGTAATTGTGTTCCCTAACGCAGTTGTGCTTATATTAGTTCCACCTTGTACTACTAATGTTCTATTTGCACCTGTAATAGCTCCTGTGCCACTTGTTGCTTGTAAATTTATAGTTCCTGGAGTACTGATTGTTACAGTATCATTGTCACTTGTTATTTCTATATTTGCACCTGCGACAAGACTTTTTAATCCGATTACACCGTTTTCCTTGCTATAAAATATACCAGTGCCTGCACCTAAATTTTGAGCTGTAGCTTGTCCTTGTACTCTAGAATTGATATCATCGAAGTTGTTATTTACTTTTACAAATGCTTGTCTTAAATCGTCGCCTGTACCATCGTTAGCAAGTGTTCCTACATTAATTCTATCAATTGGCATAATCTTATCTCCTACTATTATTTATTCTTCTTTATTCTAATGTTCGGATTACGTATTTGGATACCTTTACTTAAAACACGTCTTATGCCTTTTCTTGTTCTACGGTCTATATTACCTTGGTATAAAACTTTAGGATCACCGCCTTCAAGACTTTCATAGTCAAACCAATTAGAATCGCTAACGCCTGTAGATTCAGTCCCTGTGTAGAAGTTTGATGCATCTTGATTGTCCAAACTTCTGATCCATTTTTTAATTTCTTTGTAAGTCCAATCTCTATTGTGCTCTAACACTGATGATATAAATCCTGCGGCTACAGGACATGCCGCACTAGTGCCACCAAAACCTGTATCTTCAGCTACACCTGTACCTGATCCTGTATTAGCAGTGAATCCTGGATACGTAGAAGGATATCGTCCTTCTGATGCGTAATAAGTATTAGCGGCAAGTGTGCCGTCAGCTGGTAGATAACAGTCAATACCTTCTCCGCGGTCACTGTAATCTACTTTTGCTTCTTTTGAAGTTTTAAAGTCATCGTCCAATGCACCTATGTTAATTGTTTTGTAACCTATTGCTCCGTTACTTCTTACATGTTTGCCACCTTGTTGTGGAAATCCTCTACGGTTGGTTGTTCCTGTCACTTCTACACTAAATTCAAAAAAGGTACTTTCCTCTAATGTATCTGTGTTATTTGTAGCAATGTAATTATCAAAATCTGCATGTCCGTAATTTGTTTGCTTTTGATTACTATTACCTGCCGCACATACAAATATGACACCTGAATCAATTAATTCATCTAATGCTGTTGTCATTGAATTGGTTTTCATTTCTGATTTCCAACGTCCAACGTCTCCTCGCTGACCCATATGACTCAACCAACTAGGTTCTGAAGTATAAGCAGTTGCTGGGCCTCCCCTATAATGATAGTAATATGTGCCGCTTGGATTTTTATTAGCCCTATATCCCCAACTGTTTGAACTTACTGTTGGATTTTTATTTCCATATTCTGGATTCACAGGTTTCATCAGATGAAAAAGTTTTTGTAAATCAAACCCTTGTTCAATACCTGATCCATACGAACCATATAAATTCAATACCCATTTATTTGCATTGTACGCCCAACCTTGTGTTCTACCAAAAGTTAAAGCACAACAACATGTTGAATGCCTTGTTACAGAGAAAGGCGGAGGTCCTGTGTTATCGCCATTGCAGTTACTTCTAGTGTAACTTGACCCTAAAGAACTTACAGTCCCGTATGACTGAAATTTTGCACTCCTATTAGATGCGTTTGTCCACCATCCTCTAGCAACACTTTCTACAGGTACAGTAGTTCCATCAAATCTAGTTGTAAGCCTAGATGCCGAATCAGCATTGAAATAGTCTGGGTCTAGGTAATACGGTGCATCTAACACTAAATCTAACAAATCACATGTTCCGTCACCTGGTAATAAATTACCTCCTACATAATCCGCAGGCGGTGGCGCACCAGTACAGTTGTTTTGAAATTCTGGGTGCCCTATCCATCCTGCTCCGTCATCTGCTACTATAACGTCAACATCTTTTCCTGAGCCATATTGCTGGATGTTAACATCTCCTATAAAATTGTCAGCATAACCGTTTTCTACCCAAGGATCTAATTTTTGCATACAGCGCCATATTTGATATCCTGTCCTATTGATGTCATCGTTATTCAAGTTATTAGAATCTTGAAATTCTCTATGAACTTTAACTGTGGTTTGATATCTATTGATTAGTTCCGGGCGTGTTGCATAAATTTCATCTGGTGGAGGAGCATAAGTTTCAGGATATTTCATATAATCAATGTTAATAAATTTTACTCTAGGATCTGCTTTGAGTGCTGTTGCTTCTTCATCTGTGAGTAAATATGATCCTCTTGTAGGACTGTGTACCTTTTCATCTTCTACTGTAACTTGCCTACTTGGTACAGATTCATAGGTGTTACCATCAGCTATTAATTCTGCATGTAATTCGGCCCATTGTTCCGAAGTGTGTGTTCCTAATTGGTAGTACTTTTCACTCATTATATAAATCCTAGTGCATATGCTATGCCCATTTCAACAGATAGTAATAGGCAAAACCCTATCAGGGTAAATGCTATTCCTATTGGCAAATATAAAATATCTTTCCATGTTCTTTTTCTAGTACAACAACTGCTCATAACTTATCCTTAAATTAAATTAGCCCATGCACCATTTTCATAACCTTGGAATTTATTATCTGTAGTGTTATAAATTATATCCCCGTTCGCCGCAGAAAGTGCATCTCTTTCTACTGTGGTTACATTAAGCATTTGAAATGGTCCTGAGGTTGCTTGTATTCTTGTGCCGGCATTTAATTCTATTTCATTGTCTGAGAATATTTCTGGTGTTCCTGATCCAACTGTGTTAAATGATCCTGTGACATTTAAGTCGTTATCTACTGTCAAATTATTTTGTACAATTAGGTCGCTTTCAAACGTAACCGCCGGCGTAATCGTCATTGCACTACTATCAGATGTATCAATGTTGGATCCACTTAATACCACTGCACCACCTGTTACAGATGTTGTTGCATTTAAAGACAATATACCTGAAATGTTATCAGCTAAACTTAATGATAAAGCAAAAGCGGCTGCCTCTACATTTATTTCATTTGTAGTTCCTAAAACTTGCATAGTTTCACTTGCAAGGTTTACACTTCCTGTACCTGTGTTGCCTGCTGTGTTAAGAGTGCCTGGCGAACCATTAATAGTAATTTCACCTTCTGCATCACTTGAAGTAGTAATACCTGTGCCACCACTTATTTTAAATGTTTCACCTCTATTAATAATTCTTTGTGTGCTGTCGTCTGCAGCCACAGTAATAAAGCCGCCGCCTGATCCACCTGATCCACTTCCAATTATTATGCCGTTTACTGTGCTATTTGCAGGCAAATTAATTGGTACTGCGTTTGATCCAAATTTAATTTCTCCGTTTATGTATAAATCTTTGAATTGATTAGTTGTGCTTCCTAAATCGTATAAAGTATCAGCCTGAGGTTTTACATTTCCTCTAATAGTTCCATCTAGATTAACTGCCGCTAAAATACTATCAATCATTACAGTGCTATCATCTGCAAAAACACTACCTACTAAATCTCCAGAATTGTTTACATCAACCGTTATTGATCCATCTGTAAGCTGTGTTAACGTAACGAATCCTGCATCGTTAGTCAAAGTAGAAATATTATCAGCAGGTTGTACAGCAGATTGCGCCAAAGCACCTTGTGCTTGTGTAGCGGCGTCAGTAATACCATAGCCACCTAATGTAGTCGGCGTACCAGTAATATCATTAAATGCTACCGCAGTCAAATATCCTGCGTCATTTGTAAGCACAGAAACATTTTGTCCTTGACTGACATATTGTGAATCGTTTACAAAAGTTGATACTTGTGTAGGAGAATTAATTAAATCACTATAATCACCTGTTGTAGCAACAGTAGCAAGATTAAGACTGTTTATAGTTACACCATTTGTAATATTTAAGTTGGTTGCTGTTATAGTGCCAGTTGCAGTTATATTAATTGCCCCTGTAATATTATTTCCAGTCAGGTTTAAACTATCACCATTTGGAAGTTCTTTTATTTTATTACTGTCTGTTGTATCTACAACTAAAGGATATCTATCAGCCATTTTGGTCCTCGCTACTATATTTATTTTTCATTAAACTCTGCCTACCACAGCGTTTACAACACCTTTATCAGCATCGTCTTTTGTACCTATTGCTTTTCCGATTACACTTCCAACTTTTGGATCATTATCAGCTATTGCATATCCTGGTATTGCACTTGCAACAAGCATGTCTCCCTTTTGTACTTTTCCTATTACATTTACAGGAACTTTTCCTTGCAATGCAACAAGCGTTTTAATACCTGGACATTCTTGATTCATTGTATATGCACTTTGATCACTAACTACTCCAGCTACTCTTGTAGTCTTATGTTCTGTGCTTTCAGTAACTTCTTTCTCTCCTCCAAATACTAATACAGTGCCTACTTCATATTGTTTGTCACCTTCATAGTATTCAGCCAAGTCAGCATATGTAGCTTCGAATCTAGATCCTGCTGTAAGACTCCATCTACCTGTAACACTACCAGTGGTTGTTGAGGCACCTGTAGTTAACGTTGTTGCTTCAATAGTTCCTACTGTAAGAGCATGTGTGCTAGGATTGTAAGTAAAATGTGCATCATCAGTATCAATGTAAGGACGTTGGAAGCCTGTTCCGTTAGCATCACTAAACAATACCTGATAGTTTACTGAATCATTTTTCTCGTCTACGTTGATGTTGTTTGCGTTTGTAGCATTATCTGCATTATCAATAGTACCTGTAATTTGTCCTATAACAGTCATTGTATCATTTACGTAAACTGTTCCTGTACCGTTTGCTTGAATGTTTAGGTTAGTATCAGTTGTCATGCTTCTTATGTCATCTGATTCAACACCAGTTGTTGTTATTTTTGCTTCAACATTTCCGCTTGTAACAAAAGTTATAATATCTGCACCGCCTTGTGAGAAGCCGGTGTTTGCACCTATTCCTATTCCTGTACCACTTGCATCTAATTCGTCTGGTGCTTCAATAAAACTTGTGTAAGTCCAACGTGTTCGTACAGCTGATACTTCAGTAGTACCTCCACCTGATCCGCCTACGGAACCAAATGGTGAGTTTCTATGTAATACACTTTCTGTATAAGCAGATATATCACCTACTCTTATCACACCACCTGTGTTTATAGTTGGCTTAGTACTGCCCACTGCATCTAAGATTTTTCCTTGTTCTGGTGTGCTAAAAGTAAGTGTATTTGAACTTTCACTTAATACAACGTTTGTAGAATTTGCACCTACAATAAATGCAGTTGCGTGTAAGTTTCCGCTATCATCACGTTTTGCAATACTGACATTTTCGTTATCATATGCAACTTCACTTGTTGTATAAGTTCCTGTGCCTGTTGTTATAAGTGCTTTTCCAGGATCATTTACTGGATTGCCATATGGCTGTACCGCAGTAAAGTCTCCGTCTGCTAAACCAAGACCTTTATCAACAACATTTGCATAGGTATCAATTTCTGGATCACCAACACTTGCTGTAGTTCTACCAATTATTTGATATTGATCTAGTTCAGGTAAATCTGCTAAATCTACTTGATTTTCTTTAAGTGTAACCCAACCATCAGTAACAGTAAAGTCATCGTTATCAAAAGCCGCAACACCTAATGATGCTTGTATTGTTTGTGCATCTCCTGTAGGAGCCGCCGCTATTGCTGAAGCAACATTCATATTCAGTTTGCTTTGTACAATAGCATCTGTAGTGAATTCTGTATTATCAATCGGAGCATGTACATCTGCATTTATTATGCTATCTGCTTCAATCTGTAAATCCCATTCTGTGTTTGTTGCACCTCTTGTTACAGTAAGATTAATATCACTTGCTGTGCTTTCTACAGCTCTTACATATTCATCGATAGGTGCTTCTAATATTGCACTTGAAACACTTGGACTTGTTTGTTGGACAGATCCTAAATTTGTAAAATCAGTTGCGCCAGGGGTATATGTAAGAATAACAACATTAGCATTCTGTACTTTATCAAATCTTGCTTCTCTTGATATTAATGTACCTGTAGCTCCACCTGATCCTGTTATTTCTTTGTTTGCACTATTAGGGTCAAATAATGTACTTGATTCTGCCTCTACAACTATCTTTCTTACACCTGTAGGAACAACTAGTTGTTTTGTTAAATTAGCAGGTGATACAGAATGATCAGTCCAGTTTCTTAAATCTGTAATTTCATCATATGCTTTTACAGCCTCGTCCATAAACTCTTTTGTTACAGCATCTTTTAAATCTGTAGGATCTTGAAGGTTAGCAATTTTATTAGAGCTCATGTCTAATGTAGCTTCCATTCCAGTTGAACCGTTAAGTGCTAAAAATCCTGGTTCAAATCTATTTGAACCTGTTAATTGTGCTGTGCCATTATGTCCTAGTCTTCTACTAACATAATTTGCTATAGCCTTTTCAGTTGGCACTGCTGTATCACTGTTATCAGTAAATAATTCATCGTTGGAAAATTCATCGATTGTTACACCTTCTTTGAATCCTAACGAAGCCGCTCTACTAATACCAACTTCACCCGCGAATGTAATACTACCTGTTGATTGGTCTACAACGAAATACTTACCAACACGGAAGAAGCCGTCGTTATCAGAACTAATAAAGAAAACTCTACCTTTTCTTCTTTCCCAAACTTGCGAACTTGTTGCATTATCAGCATCAGTATATGGACCTGCTTTTGCTTCTAATCCTCCTACGGCACTACCAAGTAATACATTAGGATAGTTACTTGTGTTGAATCCGCCTGTTCCTATTTCAGTAAAATCATGACCAGTTGCTCTTAACAATGATATAGCAATAGTAATTTCTGCTGTAGTTCCATTGATTAATCCTGCATATACATTTCTATCAACATTATTAATATAACCAATATTATTTGCTGTTGAACCTGTGACATCATTTGCTGTCAACGCCTGTACTTTTATGAAGTACACACTATCTGCATCTACCCATGTACCGCTTGGCCCTGTGTAAGGTGTAAATGTACTTCCGTTTGTTTTTGTTGTAAGTCCTGCATCTTCATACAGTACAAATGTGTTGGTTAACACATCACCAACAAATTTTGTTGTGCCATTTAATTGTGTTGTACCTAAAATACCTGAGAATGTAACTTGATCACCGTTTGTCAAATTGTGGTTATTATCTGTAACTGTAATTTCAAAATCAGGAGAACCTGCTATTTGTATATCGGTAATTGTACCTGTGGTTACTGCACCATATTCTAAACATTGCAATATTCTAGAATTATATGAGAATATCATACCTCCTGTGTAGCCTGCATCACCAGGATTTTTTATTGTTTGATTTGTTGTATCAGTTGCATCTTGCAATATTCTTACAGCATCTGTTTCGTTCAGGGCTTTGACAGAAAGATATTGGTCAGTATTGTTTGCACCCATTTGTCCTGTGCCACCAACCAACGATGCTTGTGTACTACGTCCTAAAGGATCTAACTCAATTTCTACATAATCAAAGTCTGTATCAAAAATAGCTTTAATTTGTGTGCTAGGTAGATTTGCTCCTTGATCATCTGTAATAGTAAAACTTGTACTTCTATAAGTTTTTGTATCGCTTTCATCAAAGTTGACTGCTGTACTAGGTCTTTCAGTGATATCTTGACTGTTAACCCCGTCAAATATCAGTGTCTCTGAATGTCTATATTCTATCAAATCATCATGTGAAATATTTTCTTGTATGTCAGGGAAGAAGTCTGTATTTGATCCTGCCTCTTGAATAGTTAATCTATATATTTCGTTGCTGAATGTTCCTGCTGTGCCTTGATAAATTGCACCTACTTTTACGGTTAAATCATTAGCAGGAGAAGTACCACCCATACCTGATCCTGGCAATGTAATTTCATCATTAATAGCATGTCCAGAACCACTATTTCCTATAGTGATACCGCTAACAGTTCCTGCTGATATGCTTACAATACCTTTGAAGCCTGTGCCACTTCCAGTTGTAGCACTTTGAGTAATTGTAAAGTTTCCTGTAGAATTAGCAGGAGTACCTGTAAACCCGGCACCTCCGCCAAATGTATTATCAAGAGTGTTGACGCCTGTAACAACTGGCGCACCGTCTGCACCAATATCACCATTGTTATTAGGGTCAGATAAATTCTGAATGTTTGTAATTTTATAATTTAAAGGGCCTGCTGTAGCATGCGGAATATAGACTATTGCATTTTTTAATGGATTGACTTTGTAATCATATACTGTAATGCTTGTATCACCTACAGCGTTTGTAAATGAACCGTAGGTAAATGCCTTAATCGCTTGAGCTTGGTCTCTCGCTAGTGTTACTTGATCTGGTATTTCGTTCGGATCTGCACCTTCTGCCACCAGTCCAAAATTACCGTATCCATTAGAACCATTAAGTGATCTAATTTCCGAACCGTTTGCCGCATAATATGCCGCATGTGTGTAATATGTAAACATGGACACCATTTCAGAAAATGCACCATTATTTGTTACAAGGCCATAGGCTAAGTCATTAATTTGTGTAAAGTCGTTACCTAATATTGATCTATTACCAGCTGTTTGTAAGAATAAATCTTGAATAATATCATCGTCGCCGTGACCTGGATCTCCTGGCGAATCTCCACCAGCTTTGTTATATCCGTTACTACTATTACTACCTGGATCAAGATACAATACAGCTTTACCTGTGCCACTATCATAATTAGATATAGCATTAACTTGGTAACGTATTCCTTCAAAGTAGAAAGGTGCTGGTAATTGTGGCAGACGTAATTTAAGTCCTTGTGGTTGTCCTCCTACATCTAAACTTTCTACAGCAATAGTAAAAGCATTTAAGTTAACTGCACCCCCACTTATACCAACTGATGTAGAACTTCCACTATTTGCAAGTATACGCATAGGAATATTACCTGTATATGCATCAACATACATACCACCTCTAAATGCTTTTTTGTTTTCACTTTTAGAAAAACTTGATGCAGTCTGAATATACGGTGACTTAGTTAACACTTGTCCTTCTGGATCAAGAACACACATAAAGCCGCCGTGTCCTTGCACAGTCACGTTCCTTACAATAGTAGCATCGTCTAACAAGAACACATCCATTTCGTCATTACGTTTTGGTGGATTCCATGTACTTGGATTTTCTAGAGGAAATTGTACAATATCAATTAATTGTCCAACAAGTGTTACAACGCTAGTGACTTCGACCCAAATATCTGGATCTAAAATTATATTTGATGTGCCAGGGTCTACTACTTCATTTGCAGATGTAGATGTATGTTTCCTAAGAGCTCTATAATACTTTGCACCGCCTCCAGTGCCTCTTACTACAAAATCTCCTTGTGCATAGAGATTACCTGCTGACCAAACCGGTTGTACATCACCAGCAGATATATCTGGATCAAAATTAGTACCAGCATGCTTTGTAGGAGCAGTACCAACAAGCAGTTGTCCTGCCAAGGTGCTTATGTGACCGATAGCTGCCGCAGTTTGTGATTCTTGTCCGGATACAGCACCTGAATAATATTCTCCTTGATTTTCTAACGCAAACTCTTTACCACCGTTCAGCAAATCTTTTACAAGTCCGTCAACGATAATTCCTGTGTCACGTCTACATTTTTCTTCATTATAAGTGAAGGTGCCTTGAACACCTACATTGACAGTAATAGTGTTTATATCTGTTGAATCAATATTGACAGCAGTATCATAAGCAGGATCTCCTACTCTTGGATATGTATGGGTAGTTGCATTATCATCTATGTCACAAGTAAATGTCAATGAATTTGTAGCAATTTTTATACTTGTTCCTGCAGAAAGCGTATGTGAACCAATAGTTAGTGTCATATCTCCTGTAGCCGGATCATAAATTGCATTAGTTACATCATGATTTACTATAGGTGATGCGCCTACATTTATCGTAAAAGTATCTGTATCTGAAGCACTTATAGCAAGAGTTGATCCAGATGCAGGGTCAGTTGATCTTGGATATGTTTTAGTTGCTGTGTTACCATCCATTGCACAGGTAAAGGATAATGCATTATCAGCAATAGTTATTGTATTTGATGTCGTTAATCCATGTCCAGCAGAAGTAATAACCATATTACCGTCAGCAGGAGTATATACAATATCAGTAATTGGGTTAGGTAAATTACCAACATTACTTTGAACTGTTCCTGATACAAATGTGTGTGCATAAGCACCTCCTGATTGTACTGCATTGCTTGCTGTACCACCAACATATGTGTGAGGACTTCCAGTTACAAAACTTGCGTTTACAAAGTAAATAACTTCATCTTGAATAAATTGCTTATTACTTTTTATTACGTTCGCGGCTTGTTTGTAAAATCCTAAATTACTTACATCAGATCCTACTTGTATTGGTTTAGTATTGTCGGACAAGTAATGATTACCAAAAAATCCTGTTTGAATGCCTTCTTGGTTAAAAAATGGCGTTCCTGTGGTATGTAGGGTTATACCATCGAATTCACTATCTCTGTAAAAATATGTTCTTGCCCATTTACTTTGTGAAACACGTTGTTTCGGACGTATTATGACTCGTCTAAATTCATCACCTTTGAGTGATACATTATTAGGCAGTCTGATTGGATAGTCTTCTTCATATTGTCCTGTTTCTACTCTTATTGTAACTTGTTTTTTCTTAACAAAGTTACCCATTTCAAGTTCTTCACCTGGTGATTGTGTAGCATTATCTTGTGTCGCATCAAATTCAAATGGTTCAAGTAATTGCATAAAAAATGTTGTTTCATTTGTTGTTTGAGCAAATGTTATAATTCTTCCTAACGCACCAGATCTTTTTCCTCTAATTACTTTTCCAGGCAACGCATCAGTATTGTCGGGATTAGTTTGATCTATAAATCCACTAGAATTATTGTCTACAGTCAAGAAATATCTACTACCAAAAACAATATCTGCGCCTGCATCAATTCCATTTTCGATAATATTGTTAATTAAGGCTACATTGTTTGTAACAGAACTTGCGGCATTTGGTTCAGCGCCGCCGCCAATACCATCGCTTACTTGTGTACCTGAAGTATCTTGTTGAAATTTAGTCTGATAACGTAACCCAATTTTACCTACTGAAGTATAATTACTAAATCCACTATTATCAAATGCTGTAGTTAAAGCCGCATCTGCAAATAATTCTGCGGTAGTTGCATCAATAACTTTTACAAAAGCAAATTGATCATTTATTTCTGTCATTCCTCCGACACCAAAGAATTGTATTATGTTGCCATCTGCTAGTCCGTGATCTGTCTGAGTAATAATTCTACCAGGATTGGAGCCATCAAACTTTGTTAAACCGTTATTGTTTGCAAGTAAATCTTTTTCATTTAGTTTTTTATTTTGTAAAATACTTTCTGTAATTAAAGTTCCTAAAAAACTAAATGCATTTTTTGTTTGCTTTAACTGCGTAGTAATTGCAATTCTTCCGCTAACGCTAGAATAATATCGTTCAGCGGCTATTCTGGTCATGCTGTTTGCAGTATTGCCCCTGTTTGCATCTATTCTTAATGAATCTATTATTAAACCTAAATCTCTTTCACATGTAGCTTTAGTATATGTAAAGTTAGGAAAAGTATAACTAATATATGCACTGACTTCTGCTATAATATAGTCTTTGTTTAATTTTAATGTGGCATTTGTAATAGGTGAAGCTGGATTTTCTACTCCTTGTGTATCAGTTACACAATCAGTAGTTGTCCCCCCTGTCGTATGAGCAAGAGTTTGGAAATAAGGACCAGGCTCTTCAGGGGCAGTTTTTATTAATTCTTCTGCTCTTCTTGCCGCGGCATTAATAGTTTTAAATGCATATGTAAATGATGTGCCTTCTTTACCATTTGGAACACCTTGCATAGTATCATCACCACCTGTGCTTACATGCAACACTTCTGGTGAACTATATGCGGTGTTATCTACATAATATTTTGTGGCAGCTTGAAGATCTTGTTCTCCGTTAGGTGTACCATCTCCTGCTAAATCGCCTGGATGATCTGAAAGAAATAAAGGTCCTTCCATGCTGTCACCTTGTCTTCGGGTAACACTTTCTCTCGGCATACCAACATCACTTAAAAAATTTCCTGTTAGCGTTGCATCATATCCTGCATCAGTAATTTTATGTGTGTCGTTAGCAGATATAGTGCCGGAAACATTTATTTTATTCGCCGCCGCCTCAGAAGCAGATTCAGTCCTTGCTTCTTCTGCTGTGTTAAATAATGATAATTGATCTGGTGTTGAAAATCTTATAAAATATGTCTGACCCGTTACAAGATTATTCGGGTCTGTATCTTCTGCTGTAAAAATAAAGGCTGTGCCGTTTGCACCACTATCATACCCATGTCCTGCAATAAACAAGTTTCCATCTATGTATTGGGTTATAGTTTTTATAAATCCTGAAGTATCTGCAGGTTCTGGTGCTATTCTAATAGGCAAACCACTTGTAATATATCGTCTGTCTGCATAACCTCTTGTGATAACTAAATCATCTATAGTATAGCTTGTTGTTCTTCCAGGCTGTGAATTTAATGCAGTTGCGGCTGATTCAGTTATAGCAACACCTGCTATACCAAAATTAGCGGCATTTAAATGAGATCCTAGTGTTGGCGCTGTATTATCATCTACTATCGCACTAAAAGTTGTTGATAGAATAATTTTGCCTGGGACACTGGCTGTATCAACTGATACACTATCTGAATTTGCTGGGTTTAAATCTGAATCACTACCTATTTCGCTGTATATAATGGCTGTACCAGCGTTATTTGTAGTAATTATTTTGCCACCTTCAATTGAATTTGGAGTATCTCCTAAGGTTGTAAATCCGATTTGACCACCTTGGCCAAATACTGCATATAGTTCTTGGAAGTTTTCATTTACTTTACGGAAGGATTCGCGTATACTATCACCGGTGCCGTCATTACCCTCAACACCAATATTTACATCTTGTTTTGCCATTATTTTTACTCCAGGTTAAACTGCTCTAAACATATTTATCGTTTGTTTTTATAATCTTAATGTAAATACAGTATGTTCATAAAAGAATATAGTGTAAAAACAAAACACATACGCAAAAGTAAACTAGGTGCAGAGCATACGTATATGCGAAGCCAAACTTTTGCTGTATTTAAGTGTGATAGCTGTGATGAGGAGTTTAATCGGCTAAGGAGTCGCATGGATCCTAAAAGATTAAGTAATAATTATTTCCATGTATGTAATAATTGTAATGCAAAAGTTTTTGCACAAAAGAAAGGAATAGAGAAGAAGAAAATGTGGGATCTACCTGCTAGTTCTAATATACCTATTAGCAAACTTTAGACTGCAAATGATTCTCCACAACCACAACTAGCAGTGGCATTTGGGTTAACAACTTTTAAGTAAGAACCTCCTAGTTCTTCTACGTAATCTACGGTACAACCAAATACAAACATTTCTGCCATTGGATCTAACCATAAATTACCTATTGTTGCAGGTTTATCTGTAACTCCCCATTCGTATTGAAAGCCTGAACAGCCTCCTCCTTTGACAGTTAAAGATACATTCGGCTTACCTACTTTTTCAAGGTAAGCCTTTGCATTTTCAGTTAATTGTAATTTCATTCACTTTTCCATATTGTCCAAGCACCGTAGGCTATAGCTAATCCTGCAGCTATTTTGGCTAACGGAGCAAGGAATAGGACCATTAATCCTAATACTATAAGTGCCGCACCATCCCAAGATGTGCGTTCTTTCATTCGTGAATCTAACCATTTTTTAATCATGCGTATTTCTCCCCTTTTGCTGTATAAGAACCTGCTGTCTTCATTCCTTTGATCTGTTTTTTAACTAGATCAGATTGCTTTACATTCAATTGTGTTCTACTATTACCACCCACACCAGTTTTGTCTGGTCTAGGACTTGTAATTTTATCAACTTTTAGGTCTTTGCCACTATCAATATACATTACTTACTCCTCACGAAAGTATTTAAACTTTCAAGTGTTTTACTTTGTCTGGAGACAGTTCTTTCAAGCACGTTTATTGCCGCTCTTTGCTTACGTATTTGTTCTTCTAAACTTTGTACATATCTAAAACTAGGTAATTGCTGTTCTGCACCGTCTTCACTAACCATTACTATATGGTCTACACCTTGGCCTTTAAGACCACCGGTTACTCTATTAGGATTTTTACCAGAGGGGGGTGAAGATTGGTTGTTCTGAACTGGCTTTCTGCCGTACATTTTGTTTAGATAACTCATTTTTGTTCTCCGTATAGTATTTATGCAGGGCAACAGATGCAAGATTTTTTGCTTTGCTTTCTACCATAATATCTGCGTATTGCAAAAATTCTAATGCCCAGTCATTGACAGCATTATTCCACATGTAGTCAGAATGTGCTCTAAGTTTTGCTTTTTTGTATTCACCTGCAAGTAAAATATCCATGTCGGGCTGTACATTTGTAGGATGTCCTATAAGAATATCCTCACGCGATACACTGTAATGTATGACCGGCCTTACGCCGCGCCAACTGTCTATTATGCGAGCAAATCTATCGTCGGTGGGAGATATATATTCTCCTGAATTGACCCAGTGATGGTGTATGTCAAGTACCAATGCGACATCATCTGCGAGTTCGAGCGATGCTTCGATGCCCCATTTATTTTCGTCGTTTTCGATTGTAATGCTATTTCTCGCTTCTTGAGATAGTCTTGGGAGGACTGCTTTAATACCGGCTGGACCTTTCCTGCCTGATATATGGACGTTACATTTGAAGTCCTGGAACGATTTGCCATAGCCCATCCATCTGATGCAATCAACATGATATTCAAACTCCTCTATAGATCTTTCGACAATCTCTTCGTTGTCGCTTGCAAGTACAGTAAATTGGCCTGGGTGCATCGATAGTCGGACATCGAGGGCTCTTGCCGTGTCGCCGACTTTTGCAAATTCTCTAGCGGCATAATCACGTACATCAGGCTTGCGCCAGTAATAACTCCAAGTAGGCTCGGTATAAACAGGAAGGACATCGCTACCCAATCTGACCATACGAAGTTCTGGAGGAAGGCTTCCAACATATTCAATCAACCTCTTGTATGACGCTATGTTATGAACCATCAAGTCCCACAAGCGTTCTTCAGCAACATCACGTGTTTGATTGTTCAACCAACGTACTGTTGTGCTACGAGTATTTAGTGGACGCTGTACTTCTTCTAATAATTTTTTCTTTTGTGTTTGGTTTGGATGTAAATATTTACAAGCGAAACCTATACGTTTAATCATTAATGATACCTTTTATCTTCCATGGTGTAAAACTTACACTACCTAAACTGATATGATCTGCTCCTGCACTTATATAATTTTCTGCATCTTGTTTAGAATAAACACCACCTCCTGCAATAACAGTGACATGTGAATGTTTGTTTTTTATGTAATCAATTAGTCTCATAGTATATGGCACAATAATTTTACCTGATAAGCCGCCTTTTTCAGTTGGTAAAGTATTACTTGCATGTATACAATTATACCCGAGATTTACTAATTTGTCAACCATATT